TCATTCGAACGTGACAACCTGATTTCATCCGGCGCATTCAAATGCTCAGGCAAACGTTCCCAAAAATCTATCGGCAACTGTCGCACTTTCTTATCGCGCCAAGAATGCCAAAGCCTGTCATCATTTACCGAAATTAAGGCCGACGGTGTGAAACCTTTGGCCTCCAATGTTTCTAAGACCGCCAACGGCAACACACCTACATGAAGAAACTGACCTGTCTGAAAACCGTCTGCCTGTGCTTTGCGTACCATATTGGTCATTGCCTTAATGGTTGAGCGCATAATCATCGGGTCTTTTAAAGCAGCACCAACCGCCACACTTGCCAGCTTCGGCGGTAAATCTACCGCACGCTGCATCTGCAACTGCCCCAAGTTGGCCAAATGGCTTTTACCCACATTGTTCTGAAAACCTGCATCAGTATAAAAGCGGCTGCCGTCGGCCAGCTTCACCGCCTTGGCCGGGCGGGTATCGCCCTTGCGGTTGACCACCACTTCCTTATCTTCCAGTTGTGCCTTTTGCGGCAAAAGATTTCGACGCTTCAAGTCACGGTCTGAAAACGCCCGCACGGTACAGCGGCAGTTGAAGCCGTTGGGAGGGTAGAAGTAATTCCAAAACGGGTCGTCGATGTGATACACCGCGCCATGCGCCGCAGCGTGGCTTTGTCGGGTACGGCTGTCAAGAATGGCCGAATACTGCAACCAGGGCGCAGAGTCTCGACCATCTTCAAGAGCCTGCCAATGCCCGGACATATAGGCCGACTGCATTTGCGTACGGAAAATGGTTTCCAGTCGATGCCGCGTGATGCCTTTACCATCTACTTCGCCGGTATTGGCATTCACAATGTCGCCATCTTTCAGCAGCTGCCAATCATACTGTTTCAGACGGCCTACCACATCATCACGGAATTTCTCAAATGACGTACCGTTTTTCAGGCTTTCATACAAAGCACCGTGGATTTGCGCGACAATATCCTGCTTGTGAATGCCCGCAATCGCCCGTGCCTTAGCCTGCGCTTCGTTCCACGTTACTTTCCAATCGGACGGCACATTAAAGCCCAGCCCCTCAAAATACTTGACGGCCTGTTCAGGCTCAAGGCCGAATGCGTAGCTCAAATCAGCCATTCATCCGTCCCCATAAGTCCGACACAAAAACCACACGCGCCAAGGCCGTCTGAAATTGCTCGGCAGTCAGGTCGGGATAAACGCGCAGTAAACGCTCCTGCACATCCTCATAACTATCACCCTCGGCCAAAGCCTGGCCTAAGCCGCGTAAAAACGGCTCAATCATTTCTGGCAAGGCCACTTTGCTCAAGTCCGCATTATCCAAATCCGCCTGCGCCGCGCCGACAATCTCGCCAGTTTTACTCAAAGCCACACGGCGGTAGCTTAGAGAAGCGTTTTTTAAATCCGTTTTAACGTCGGTTTGAAAAGCCAATACCGGCTCGTCTTCGGAAGCCAAAGGAATGGCTAATTTTTCCTGCGCCCACGACAACGGAATCTTCATGCCGATTTCCACCAATTTAGGCAAAGAGTCGGAGTACACCGTCAAATCTTCAGGCAATTGCGTATCGAACACAAAGCGTGGCAGACGTGAAACATCGACATTGCCTTTATTGAGCTGCAACAATGGCAGGATCAATTGGCGCGTCAATGTGCCGGCCAGTTGTTTGGCATCGGACACCAGCAAATCATGGTGCACCTCGTTATGGATTTGCCCCAGCGCATTGGTAGCAGTCTTGCCGTCAGCCTGGCTGGTCAGCGTGCCGCCTAAAATCGCTTTTGAAGACGTTTTATCCGCCCAATCAATCATTGCCTGAAATGGATCCGCACTGCCATTGGCCGCGTTGAGCAGCTCAATCTGCATGGTTTCAGGAATAATCCCCGCCGCGTTATGGCCGATTTCGCGCACCGCATTCAAAAGGGTGAGCTTATCTTTGTCGTCAGCACCGGAGGCATATTTGCCGATTCGGGTAGGCAGGCCGTAAATCTCCAAAAACTCGGCCAAATCACGCACCGAGTAATTCTTGAACAAATAAGGCCACACCAGCGTGCGCATCAAACCGCTTCTTGCCAAAATACCCGAACGGCTGCGGTGCTTATGGACAATCCAGCCCAAATCCCACAGCTTTTCGCCATCTGGGCTACCATCTTTGCGCAATAACACCTCATCCATTGCATTGACCTTAAACCAAGCCTGCGGACGATGATGGAATGCCTTGGGCAACCATAACGAACCAAGGTTTTCCCATTCGATTTCCACGCAGGAGAAGCCGTGTCCGACCGCGTCCAAAAGGTCAAACATCATATCCTCTAAATCGGTCATCTGATTGAGCCAGCCATCAACCTCTTCGGCCAGCTTCCGTTCCGCTTCGCTGCTGTCCGGAGGCGGAACAATATTCCAATCCAAGCCGATTACCGCGCGCTTGCGTTTGCTCATCTCCGAAAAGATATGGCCATCCTTCTCCTCAATATCGACAAAGAGTTCGGACTGCGCCTGAATATCGCCGTTTTCCGCATCTTCCAAAATCCGATGGAGCGACTGCGGAGTCAGCCCTTTGCTCGGATGCTCATGGGTAGTGCGGTTTTTAACGATATCCGCCGTTTGGGATTGTTTATCGGGCGTTTTAGGTGCGGCTTTACTAAACAACGCACGGAGTAGGTTTTTCATGACGTAAAAAAGGGCAAGTTAAACTTGCCCCATTTTCAGCCGTGCCACTCCTTAGCAGGCTGTATCCCGTGTCAGTTTTACCATGCGCCGCTCCCCATCCGTCCGGACAAACCGTGCTCTCTAGGCACGGCAATATAGCCGCCGACAGTCGCGCTGCTTTGAACCAAACCCCACAGCATATGCACCGCATCGGGGCCGTCGTCATGGTCTGCCATCGGAAAATGGCGGAATTGGTCAATCAGTGTGCTTTGACTGGCGTGCAAACGGATTTGACCGTTTTGCATATACGGCTGCAGGCTTTCAATACGGAGCAACTTGTCCGCACTCGGCTTGATACCGCGTGCCGGAATCGGGATACCGGCAGCCGCGCCGCGTTTGACCAGCTCAGTCTTTAAAAACTCCTGAAACTGCACCGTCTCAATGCCCCACAACACACAGCGGTACCGCCGTTGCAGTTCGATAATGTCGGAAATAATCTTGTCCGGCAGGCGTTTCTTAATCAGAGCCTCCACCACATCCAACACACCCGTGCGGCGGTTGTACCCGCCGATACACAACGCAGACGGGTCACGGCTGTTGCCGGCCTTGCCCAAACTCGGGTCGCACGCACCATAAAAAATCCAATCCGAATCACGATTGACCCAAAAATTCAGGCTGTTCGCAAACGGCGCGGCCTCACCGGCAACCGGATCATTCTGATATTCCGAATCGAACGTCGCATGGCCGTCACGCGCACGGATTTTCATCAATGCCAATACGCCACGAGCCGCCCAAGAAGTGACCGCGCCGCGCTCCATTTCGTCCTTGTTTGCCTGATAAAACGCCTCGGCCACCGTCTCGCCGTCGTTTCGGAAAAGTTCCTCCCAGCGGTCCCACAAATCCATGCGGTCGGGCCAGCGTTTCATCGCCTTAAACTTAATACCGTGCCAAAACGGGTTATTTAAAGTGCGGTTAAGTACGCTGTCGTAATGCAAAATCGTGCCGATATAGATCACATCGTATTTCTGGCCGACCCCGCCCAGAGGCAATACCGTTTTAGTCAGCCACGCATTGAGCTTGTCGCGCTGTTCGGGATTGCGGACTTGCTCGTCATTCTCAATATCGTCCAAAACAGTTAAGTCAGGACGGTAAGGGCCGTGACGCAAACCGCGCAGCTTTTTACCGCTACCGGCCACTTGCACCTTAACGTCATTGGCCGTAACAATCGTACCGGCCTGCCATACACGGCCTTGTCCGCATACTTCTGGGAAGTCGGTTTTCAGGCGCGGATTAAATTCCAATTCCGCCTTGATGGCTTCGAGCATCGGATATGCCTGGTCGATACTGTCCATTACAATAACAGCATAATGTTTTTGGCCGGTCACAATACACCACAGCGTAAACAACTGAGTAACCTGCGTCGACTTACCCTCGCCACGCGGCGCACCTACCGCCTCATTTTCCCCTTTGGGGGAGCGGATAATCTCCGGCAGACGGCTGAATAAAAACGCATGCAGTTCGGATTTCTCATGCGAGCGGATATAATGGGGGAAGTAGGTATTCACGAAATATTCGTAACCGCCTACCGGGTCAGACACCTTGGCACGGCGTGCAGCAATAGCCTTGGGCGACGCATCAAAGCCGTCCACTTCCGCTTCGATGACTTGGCGCAGGCTGGCGGCCAGTTCGGCAAGGGATTTGAGGAATTCTTTATTTTTCATTTAAGAGGTAACCATGAAAGAAGAAATTTACCGAATGATTTTGAATTACTACAAAAAAAATAACTCCGGCATGACAGCAAGCTGGGTATTTGATGATTTCGTCAAGAAAGGAAAAACAGATATAAGTTTTGAAGAAATTGGGGAAGTCTTGGAACAATTAGTAATTGACTCAAAACTCCGGAAACAGGCAGGAGGCTTTTATATCCCTAGCTAACCAAACTTCTTCTCCACTTCCGCCCCAAACGGCTCCAATACCTCCACAAAGGCAGGCAAATGTTTGGGGTGTTTTTCTTGCACAAACGCCATCAAGAACTCAATTAATTCCAAAGCCGTCGCCAGTTTTGACGTTTCAGGCATCACACGGGCATTGGCGGATACGGTTTTCGTAAACGCATCGGCCAGGCTGGCCAACAGCTTGGCGCGGTCGGACGGAGGCAAATCTTCGGTACTCGAATCCTGCAGCATCGTCATCGTGCTGTTGTACTGCACCATAAAACCGGCCAACATCGCACGGCTCAAGTCCTCAATACCACCTCCGGCCAAAGTGTAGGCGGCGCGCATCTTATCCCAGTCGTCGCCTTTTTCCTTATCCGCACGTTTCCACGCACGCGCAGTGGCCTGCGGGATTTCGCACATCAAGGCCGCCGTTTCCAAAGTTTGCTCGCCGCTCACATAGAGCCGGCGTAACTTTTCACGGATTTCTTGCGGGTGAGCCATAATTACAGTCCCATTTTCGCTTTAAGCAATTCCCAGCCGACCGTAATCACGCCGCCGCCCAGTGCGCCGAATGTAATGGCCGTGCGTTTCGTGTCTTGGCGGATTTGTGCAATTTCCGCCTGCATTTCCTTCTGATTTTTCAGAGTTTGATCAGTCTTGTTTTCAATACGCGCCAAGGCTTCCAAAATCGGGTCGCTCATGATTTGTCCGCTTTCCTGTCCAGTTTTTCGTTTACTTTTTCTAACTTGTTTTCAATTCGTTCCAACGCTGCTGCAATATTAGTGCTGTCTGCCTTGGCGTCCGCCTTGGTGTGATAAGAGAGCTTGACCGCGTGCAGCTCCTCTTTAAGGTCGTCGATACGCTTGTCCGCCTCTTTCAGACGGCCTGAAATGCCGTTGACCCAAAACCAAAACGCCGCCGTCGCAATCGGCCACAAGGTTTTAAAACCAAATTCAAAGTCCATTTAAAACCCCTTAAACCGGCACATCGCCGAATACGATACGGACGGAGTGGCCGTCAGGGCGATTGCTGAAAATTTCGAGTCCATCTCCATCATTACAAACGCAGTAATACGCCGAAATCGTCTGCCAAACTGCACGCTTAAAGGTGTCGTAGTTTGTATTTGGATATTCAAGGTTAAAGGTCGTCTGAAAATCCTTATTCATCCGTACCGTATATTCAACCCCTGCCTTATCCAGCAGATTAGAAACATGAATGACAAACGGCTCTTGTTCGCGGGAGCGGCTTAAGCCCAATTCCAAATCGGCATGGCGCACAGCCAACTGACGTTCAACTAATTCACGGTAGGTCATTCTTTGATACCCATTAAATATTTTATCCGTCTGTACAACTTCTTAACCCACGAAATATTTACAAATGTATAAATCTTTGTTACAACTTCGCCGTCATACTGCGCATTTTCCTGTGCAGCCCGAAATTTTGCCCGGGCTTCTTCAGGGCTGTCCGCCCAAATGCTCAATGACCAGGACTTGCCGTCAAAGCGGTAAGAAAACGTGTACTCATTCATAGGAGAAACCTTATGTATTTTGAAATCTATAAAGACGCAAAAGGCGAATACCGTTGGCGTTTGAAAGCAGCCAACCATGAAATCATCGCTCAGGGCCAAGGCTACACCAGCAAGCAAAACTGCCAGCACGCAGTCGATTTGGTGAAAAGCACTACCGCCGCGACCCCTGTAAAAGAGGTATAAAATCCGCTTTTACCCTAAGCCCGCGCCCTACGCGGGCTTTTTTGTCAGTCGCCGACTTTGCGGGAGCGATTGCCCGCCCATTCGCGCCACGCTGCGTTTTGGTTTTCCAGCTCCGAAACATAGCCGCCAAACTCGACGGCATGTTCCAACAGCGTGGCCGTCTTGCCGTCTTTCGGCGGATTCGGGCGCACCGGCGCGACCATCAATGCGGCAGGCGGCATCGGCATGACCGCCTTTTCGACAACCTTAATTTCCGTAGCCGAGGGCGCGGTTGTAGAGCTGCAGGCCGTGATGGCCAAAGCCGTCAATACAATTACCGCTTGCATTTTTACGGTCTTGAGTAAGGACATTTTCGATTTCCTTTTTATTTTCCGTTTTCAGACGGCTGACTTCCGCCTGTTTTTTCGCCAAAGCCATGCCGACGGCGTGCGCCTTGACTTCATATTTTTTCGCTTCCGCGCGTGCCAGTTCCAGCTCGCGCGCATAGTTTTGAGCCGACAACAGCAGGGCTTGCGCCTTGTCTTTTTCCATCTTGTCGATGACCGCCTGCTGCTTCGCAAACGCCGACTTGTAGCCTTGATGGTGCGACACGGCCAAGCCCGTGCCGATAAGCGCGATGATGGCAATCGGCTGCCAGTTATTCGCCAGCAGTTTCACGAGATTCATTCTCGACCTCCTGACGTTTCACGCTGACCAGCGAGCGTGCCACCGCATAGCCGCCGACGATGCCCAAATACACCGCCCAAATTTCCGCCGATGGATCGGGCAACATCACAAACTTAAACGTCCCCGCCGCGCAGGCAACATTTGCCCACAGTTTTGAGTGCGACACATTGCCTGTCGCCGGGTTTTTAAAAATATCCAAAATACGCATTGCTATTCCACAGTTTTGGTTTGCAGGTGCCGTTGCAGCATTTCCCGATAATTGGCCAGTTCGCCCTCCGCAAATTCAAACGCAGGCAAGTCTGCCTGTTCGCTTGCCTCACGGCTTTTGCGCGACCACAGCTCAATCATCTTTTCGTAAAACTCAACCTGTCCCATGATTAACGACGATTCTTGCGTTTACGCGCCGCACGTTTCGCAGCCGCCACGCCCGATTTACCCAGGCGCATAGACGGATGTTGTTTCAAATAGCCAATACTGGCAGGCTTAATCTCAAATTCAGGCAGCTGCGGTTTCAAGACAGACAGAGCCAAAGCAATCAAAGACTTTTTCATACCTTCGCCGCTCCCAATTCCATCGCAATCGCGTCCGAAATTGCACGGCAAATGCCCCATTTAGTCGCCTTAAACAAGGCCAAATCAGTGTCGTTACTGATAAAAAACGGTTCAAACACAATGCCGCCGGCTTGCGCATAAGCCAGCCGCGAATGCTGGCCGGCATTATCCGGCTTAAAGCCGTCTTCGCCGCGCAGTTTCCAACCGGTCGCCTTGGCAACAGCCTTGCTCAACACCTGACACCAGCGTTTGTTTTTCGGCGTACTCAACGCCTCAATGCCCGTAGCTGCTTTGCTGACGGCGGCGTTGGTATGGAACTCAATCGCCACATCCGAGCCGCGAATCAGTTTTACAGCATCGCGCAGCGGCATATTGCCTTTGCCGGTGCCGTCTGTTTTAACGGTCAAGCCGTAGTCATCGCGCAAAATAGATGCCACGATGTTGCGCATATCCTGCGCTAAGTCCGCCTCACGGTCGGAGCCGTTGACCGCGCCCGGGTCGGTGTTACTGTGTCCGGCAGTCAGACAAATAATTTTGCTCATTAAAGCCTCCCTCAAAATCAGATTAAAATGCACTTTCAGAGGCTTACATTTTCAAACGGCATGGCTTTTGCAGCGGGCGAAACAGTGTCAGTAGGCAACAAAAAGGCCGTCTGTTGTTCAGACGGCCTATGCAATGAAAATTGCTATATTTTTCGTACCAGCATTACCAAATTATTTCCTTCAATCATGATTGAATAGTATTTACCTTTATATTCAAAATCCTTGCTCGCATTACCAGATTGCTTTACTTCCGGCGCCATATCGCCAATCGTTTTAACCAACAGATTGCCGATTTCGGTTTGCCCCATTTTTTCCGTACCATCAATGGCCGTAATCGTTTGTATGGTGGCAAACAGATTAGACAAATCAGAATTCAGCTGCGTGGCTGTCGACAGTCTCAACACCTCTTGTTGAGGGTTAGTTCCCACTTGGATGGCGCCGAAATCAGTCATCATCACAATTTGATAGCCACACTCATTTTCCTCAATATTCTTACTTTGCACCGTCGAAGGCGCACCAATACCTTTCAATCCTGCATCGATATTGAGCAGCAGCTTTTCCACCGATATTCCCATCGGCTCGGCACAAATCGCAGCCTGTTGGGGCGCAGTTTCCTGTTGGGGCGCGGCTTCCTGTTTGGCGGCTATTTCTTGGCTCCCGCAGGCAGCCAAAGTACAAGCCAACACTAAAGCAAGCATGAGTTTCATTTGTTTATCCCTATTCAAATTTTGGAAAAGAGTAGTCATTATAGATAAAAAAGACCCGTCTGAAATTTAATTTTCAAACGGGTTATCCCTTAAAACAAATTTTCCTGTTCCGCTTCCTTATCCGCCTGCTTCAAAATTCGCCACACATGGCGGTCGCTTAAGCGGTGTGCCAAGGCCAAATCGTTAACGGCCTCATATGCAGGGGTGCCACCTGCCGTCTGTCGGTCAAACTGACTGCGGATTTTACGGTTTCGCAGCTCATACAAGGCCGTCTCGCAACGGGGTATAAACAGATTGCACGGAGCCATTGCCTCCACCAGCCGACCGGCTGCCTCACTGCCGATAATCTCCTCCAAATACGCAACACGGGATTGACTGTTTTTCGTATAACCTTGCCGCAACGGATAAGTCGTACCGCCCATCAGGCGCACCAACTCCAGTGTTTCATTAAACCCGATGACCGTAATCAACGCCTGTACACTATCAGGGAGCAGATGCTTGACCGCGCCAAAATCTGCCGTCTCATACATCACACAGCCCCTTTCTTACGGCGGTTCGCCGCAATCTGCAACGCCGCCACCAGCTTGTGCATATTGCCGTCGGACAACCATTCCACGCGGTCAACCTTAAACATCTTTTTCGCCGTACCGTGCGCATAATTCCAGCTCCAGCCGTTATCCAGCAGCAGGGCTTCGATTTTCCGCATCATCGGATCGGCAGAGCTTCGGCGGTTCGGCCGTCGGCCTGCCGTTTTTTTCGGCGTGAATCCATGCTGGCGCAAATCCTCGACCACGCGCTCCAGCTCAGGGATACTGCACTCCGTACACGACCGCTTACCCGTCACGCGCTCCAACACCGCGCGATAGGTACCGTCGTCCAAGCCCAGCTCCTTTTGAGCAATCTTAATTTTCGCAATCAACGCCCGGCGCATTATTTCTCCAATACAACATATAGTATAAATTAGTGCATATTATACCAATAAAATACAATATATAGTATTAAGTCGATGTTTTTTTTGCAAAACTGACAGACATAAAAAAGGCCGTCTGAATAATTCAGACGACCTTTGCAATAATTAATGTTTTACTTTAAGCGGTTTTTTCTTCCACTTTTTCGCCAGTGTCTCAAATTCTTGGAATGCTGTTGGCGAATTACGTATTCTTCTTATTTCTTGAATAAACCCATTCAAATTATTCCAATCTCGTAATAAGATAGAATATTCAAATTCTTTGAAAAGCGGCTCATGGAAAGCACCTCGCAACACACCGGCAGCAACAAATTCGCGTTGATTAAGTACCTTCAGGATGTTTTCCCTATCTTCACGTGTTCCTTCAGCTTCTGCAATGTATGTTGAAAAGATACAGCCTTCTGTCTTAGCCATTTCATTGACACGGGTAATGGCTTTTTGCAGTGCCTCGTCGTTACGTTGCATGATAATCAGATCGATTGTAGCTCGTTTTTTGGCATTTTCAGTATTCCTAAATATTCCATAGGCTGCAATGAAAACGCCGATAACTGTCAGTATCGGCGTGATATATTCGTAACAATTAGAAACTAGTTCAGTCATTTCCGTCCCAACCGTCTAAGTATTTTTTATCCATCTTTTTCCTTTCTGAAGTACTTATTAGTGCAAATTTGAAGCACCGCTTAATTTTAATATAAACCGTATAATTTGGCGAATTCGGTACGAGTAGTTGATTTATCACTACCAGTATAGAATCCAATATATTGTACCGATTTAGAAATATTGAGGTAAAAGTGGCATATCTAGTATTGTAAAAATTTAACAGGAGATTTAAACAACTTGTTAAAACTGTTGTCAAATCTCCTGTTAAAGACTTTAAAATACTTCTACGCCAACTCCTGCTCAGTCGGCTCAATCACAAAATCCTCAAGCCCCGACACAATCTTAATCCCCGGCACTTGGCCGTCTGAAAAACGCTCTTTTTGATTCAGGATGGCGTCTTTGTCGATTTCCTTCTTCGTACGGACAAACTCGGCAAAGGCGGATTTCTCCGAGAGCCATGCCAAGACGGCGGCCACGCCCGTTACCTTGACGGATGGTGGACGGATGCGCCATTTAATCAGGCCGGTGGTAAAGTCCACGGTTTTGGTTTTACCGTTTTCCGTCAGCTCGTCCTTATGTGCCTCGCAGTATGCGGCCACACGTTCGGTCAGGCTCATGATTTCGGCACACATCGGCGCGGCTTTGGCGGCATATTCTTCTTCGATGACCGCTTTTTTGTCTCCAGCTTCGGTTTCCAGGCGTTTGACTTCGCGCTGCAAGTCGCCGATTTGGCGGATAAATGCGGTAACTTCCGCTTTGTCTTGTGCCGCTTCGATCGCGGGCTGTTTGATTCGGGTTTTAGCCATTTTCTTTTCCTTTCGGGTTGGGTTTAACATTTCGGCTTGCTCAAGCCTTGTTCGCGTTCGCGCTGGGCAAGTGCCTCAACTTTCGCGCGGTGTCTCAAAATCTGCTCGGTGGCGGTTTCAGCCGAAGGCGGTATAAGTGACTTGTCTCTTAACACCTCTTTAATTACGCCCTGTATGCGGCTTAAAGCCGATTTTCCCTTCGCTTTTCCCTCTTCCGTGAGGTGGTAATGGTGTTCCAGCTTCAACGGCTCCGGCGGTGGAGGCAGCTTGTCTAAAAAGTCTTTCGGACTCGGCCAGCGGTTGGTCTCATTCGCCAGCACCATAAAGGCCGTCTGAAAGCGCGATACATCTCGCGCTTCGTCCCACGCCCGGCCGTGCGCCAATACACGGCTCCATGTTTGCGCAGTCGCGGCCACAGTATCGGCAGCCGGCGAACCGCTCAGACGCAGGGTCAAAAGCATGGTCAGGCCGTCGATCATGGCGTTATGCAGTTGGG